ATGAAACTAAATGCGCGACAGGTCGAGACGGCAAAGCCAGGCGAGAAAGACTACAAACTGCCAGACGGTAACGGGCTTATTCTGCTGGTGAAAACCAGTGGAGCGAAATACTGGCGATATCGCTATACCTTCGCCGGTAGAGAAAAGATGCTGGCGCTCGGTGTATACCCGGCTGTTTCACTGGCCGCGGCTCGCGAAAAGCGAGATGAAGCCCGGCGAAATGTTGCAGCTGGTGTGGATCCGGTAAAGGTCAAAAGCCACGTTGCAGCTGCCGCAGCAAACTCTATTACCTTTAAAGATATTGCCATCGAGTGGCATGAGTTTAAGAAGCCGCGCTGGTCGCCTGGCTATGCCTCTGACATTCTCGAAGCATTCAATAAGGATATTTTTCCGGCGGTTGGTAAGTTACCGGTTGCTGAGATTGAGCCCGTCCAGATGCTGACGGCGCTGCGTAAAATTGAGAATCGCGGCGCAACTGAGAAAGCAGCTAAAACGCGCCGATGGTGCGGCGAGGTATTCAGTTATGCTGTTGCGACCGGGCGCGCGAAGTACAACCCCGTCAGCGAACTGAATAGCGCAATGACCGGCCATAAAGGTGAATCCTTCCCGTTCCTGACAGCGGAAGAGCTACCCGATTTTCTGGCGGCGCTTGAGGGTTACAAGGGGAGTCCGCTTCCCCGGCTGGGTTTACAGATCATGATGCTGGCGGGGCTGCGTACCTACGAACTGCGGCACTCAAAATGGGAATGGGTAGATTTCGATAATCGGCTATGGGAGATACCCGCCGAATTTATGAAGATGGATCGCCCGCACCTGGTACCGCTCTCCGATCAGCTTGTTGTCTTGCTGAAAGAGTTGCACGGTCTTACAGGTCGATTCGTGAATATGTTCCCCGGCAGGAATGACCCGTCAAAGGTCATGAGCGAGAACACAATAAACAGGATGATCCACACGCTGGGGTATAAGGGAAGGGTTGTAGGGCATGGCTTCCGGCATACGTTCAGCACCATACTGAACGATAGAGGATTCAACTCTGACTGGGTTGAACTCCAGATCGCTCATGTGGACAAGAACAATATACGCGGGGTTTATAACCATGCCCTGTATATGGAAGGGCGTCGGGAAATGATGCAGTGGTATGCGGATTATATTGACCAGTTGCGTTTGATTTAAAGAAACTGTTTTTTCCACTCTTCAACCTCGCCGCGTACCCAGCGGGAGGTTCGGCTCCCGAGCTTCTTGGGCTTCGGGAACTCGTTATTACTGATGCGCTCATAAATGCTGGATTTTTTCAGGCCAACAGAGCGCTCAACCTCTTTGATGTTAATTAGGTCAGTGTCAGAGATAACCGGTGTCATGCTATACCTCTCAATCAAAATAACCGGCGGCTCTCTGGCCGCCGTATGCAGGTGTTAGATAAGATCGGCGTAGTAGGTGAAGTTACCGAATTGCGGATGTGTCCAGCGTTTGCGGTTGCCTTTCGGCGGTTGCGCTTCATTCATCAGTCTTTGGGCTGCTCGTTCCATCGCCGGAAGGCTGACGAGAAGGCCACGCGCCCCACCAGTTGATCGAACCGGGATTTTAAAGAAGCCGATCATCTTGCGGCAGAGTGAATCCGACAAACCGGTTTTCCATGCAGCTTTGCTGACTGGAACATACTCACCCTCGGTGTGTGGCGGATACGTTGGTGTTGCCGGTTGGGAATATCCGGTTGCGTCGAGACAGGCTTTCATCGTTGCTTCGGCGACGACACGCGCCAGTTGGACGATACCGTCGTTAATCTGAACCGTTGGTGCAGACTGAATAGGTGTTGGTGTTGGTGTTGGTGTCAGTAAAGATGCTGGCCGAGGTTGCTCTAATTCGATTTTCATTGCCTGCCACTGTTCAATGAGTGCCAGTCGGCGTTTTGCATCATAGCCAGTGACAAGAGTCATTGAGAGGTTTTCATCAAGCCAAATCTCGTCGACAACATCACGTCCCTGGTATTCTTTGCGTTTGATAATAAATCCTTTAAAATCATCATCGTTCAAGTTTGAGCGATGGATTCCCAACTGCTCTAACATAGCGTTTATATCGCGCACGACGTTTCTATGCTCTTTGCTGGTAACTTTTGCAATTTCACGACTACCCATCATGGGTTGCTTGACGCCAGCTATCGGTGATAAAGTATTCATGTTGTATCTTCCATTCAGTTTAAAGGTGCGCCGGTAGTTGCAGCTACCAGCGCGTTTTGTTTATTCATCCCACGGCTTGTTTGCTGCGTCCCTTGCGGCCTGCTGCGCAAAATCAATCAAGTCAAAAGCCAGTTGATCTCCTGTCTCCAGCGAACTGAGAAGCCTTGCGGTTTCTAGCATGTCCGCGATATACCCGAAAATGTCTGCCTGATGTAGCTGCGTGATCTGAATAGCCATAGCGTTAACCTCGATAGAACCACTGTGGTTCCTTTTTAGTAAACCACCGTGGTTTATTGCTGTCAACACCACCGTGGTGCATAATTTGATCATCAAGTTTAAGAGGTTGTTGCTATGAGCCGTGAAGATCCACAAATGAAAGTCCGACTGCCAGCAGAATTGAAAGAGAAGTTGGAGGTTGCTGCAAAGGAAAATAAACGCTCAATGAATGCTGAGGTTGTCCACCGACTTAATGAGAGTTTTGAGACCCTAATTCATATAACTTATAAGGATTCTGACAGCACCTTATCCGATAATTATTTATGGAAGAGCTTTATCGAACATTCTAAGCACGATGATGAAAATACGAGGGTTTTTATTAATTTATTTGAGCAAAAATTTTTGCTCGATAAAGAAAATGAAAGATTGTACAAGTTACTGTTAGAGCATTTAAGTCATCAGAACAAAAAAGAGGATTAATTCCTTTTGGCTAGTCTGAATACTATTTCTGCGTTAACTGAACGCATGTTTTTTTGTGCGGATTTTTTAATATCTTCTGCTAGGTCTCTGGGGAGACGTAACTTAAATTGCAGGTGGTTGTCTGATTTTTTCATAGTACGCTTCTCTTTTTCATGGCATCGAGCAGGATGTCCTGCACTGTTCGTTTCGAGTTGCGCCGCTCCATCACCATTTCGTCCATAGTGTCGGCGGCGATAATGTGGTGAATGAACACTGGGCGGTTGTGTCCGGCCTGAATCTGCCGGGTTGGCCCGATGCGTTCGATAATTTGCTGGTACTGCTCCAGATCCCACCAGTGCGAGAAAAACACCAGTATGTTGCCGCCGTCCTGCATGTTCAGGCCGTGGCCTGCGCTGGCCGGATGTGCGAACAGGACCGGGATTTTTCCGGCGTTCCAGTCACGCAGCGTCTGCGGGTCCTGGTCAAGGTGACGACCGCGAGGAAATGCCTTGTACAGCCGATCGAGGTCGTGTTTCCAGTGGTAGGCAACCAGCACTGGCGCGCCCGCGGCTTCGGTGAGAATACTGTCCAGCGCCTGCAACTTTGCGTCGTGCAGTTCTGACCAGCTTCCGGCGTCGTCGGTATATACCGCACCGCTGGCAATTTGCAGACACTTCACGGTCTTTGCCGCGGCGTTTGGCGCTTCGATGCCCTCGCCGTTTAGCTCAAGGAACATTTCCTTTTCCATTTCGCGATACTGCTGGCGTGCCTTCGGCGGCATATCCACGCGGATCACGTTATGGATGGGATCTTTGATATCGAACCAGTCGGCGGCATCAAGGGAGATAGTCACGTCGGCCAGTGCGCGCTGTATTTCGTCCTGCGAGTGTGCGAACGGCTCCAGCTTCGTCCAGCTCTGCCCCGGAAACTGAATTGAGTTGAACCAGCGGGAGGTGAACGCACCGTAAGTGCGTCCGAGGCGCTGCCCCTGATCCACAAACCACGCTTGCCCCCACAAATCCACCAGGCCGTTAGGCGCTGGCGTACCGGTGAGGTTCATCCAGCGCCGGACGTGCTTATGCGCGACTTTGCCCAGTGCCGCCGCGCGCTTACCACCGCCACGCAACCGAAAAGACTTAAGCCTGGTACTCTCATCAGAAATGACGGTACCGAACGGCCAGCGGCCGCCCAGCTCTTCCACCAGCCAGACCAGATTGTCATAGTTGATGGTAAAAACGCTGGCGTTGCTGTTCGCCAGCGCTGCAGCGCGTGCCTTAGCATTACCGAGAATCGGCTGAACCTCTATATTCCGTAGATGCCCCCACTTCACTGCTTCATCCGGCCATGTGCTGGCAGCCACGCGTAACGGCGCGAGAACCAGCGCGGGCTGTGTCTCCGCACCCGCCATGAAGAGATCTTCCAGCGTGGTGAGCGTCGCCACGGTTTTACCCATGCCCATGCCGGCCCAGATGTTGCAGCGCAGGATGTCGATTTCGTGGTTGATGATGAGGTCTTGATAAGGGCGGGGTGAAAACATAGCATAGGCCATGTTATTGTATCCTCATAAGTGAATTTAAGTAGCAAGGGTTTGATTAATTTTAATTATCGTCTTAAAAAGGAACAGTTATGACGTCGAATAGCACTGATATTCAGCAAGAAGAAAATATAATAGATAAACTAGTTGTTAAATATGATGGGCCAGCGCTAGTAGATCATAAAATAGATTTGGATGTTTTAATTGAGTCATTAAATGGTCTAAATAGCCTGCTTAAAGAAGTTAATTTGGTTGTCAATGGTACTAGCGAGAATATTAATGTTGAAGTTGAGCCATTCAGCGAAGGCTCATTCGAATACTTGATTGATATTATTCAAAATCCGCTTGATCACTTGAATATTCTGAGCATTATTGGAATCGGAGGCACAGCCGCACTTGCCGCAGGAAATACTCTTATTGAGCTAGTTCGAAAAATTAATGGCAGGCAAATACGGCGGTTGACTTTAACTGCGGAAGGAGATTGTAAAATAATTATGGATGATGGTGAGGAAATTATAGCTCCTTCCTATTTCCGACCTTTACTAGCTTCCCCGAGCATACGTAAATCATTATCTAAATTAATACATAACCCTTTGCAAAAGGAAGGGTATGAATCGCTTAAGATTTCAACCCAGCAAGGAGTGGAGTTAGTTAATGTGCATGAAGATGGTATTGAACCTTTCAGATATCGGCGCGTTCCTGTCGAGCAATCCTTGTCTGAGAGGTTGATTGAAGAGACCCCAATCACATTTCTGACCATCCACAAGGACAAAAACACTGGCTGGCGAGTCAACTATGACGATGAAACCATCAGCGTATCTATAGAAGATAATGAGTTCTTGCAACGTGTTAGCACCGGAAGAGAGTCCGGTGTTTTTAGCGATGTCTACTACGTTGATTTGCTCATTCGTGAAAACTTGAATTCACTGGACAAAACGTACATAGTTGTTACAGTACACGGTATCTTATAGCAGGCTAACCTGGGGAGGGGCTATGATTGCTTTTGCTTTCTGGCTGGCTTTTTTTAGCCTTCTTCCTGTATTGTATTGGGTTTTCAAGATGATGTTTGATAGGTTACGCTTTGCGCTTACATCTAAGCACCATCTTGTACTTGAATACATCGACACGGAAGGAACTGTTCGTCGGGATGTAGTCGATGTTTCTTCTGACGACGAATTTTACAAAATTGCGATGATTGCTATTCGTGCTGGAAGAACAATCAAAGGAGGTGCGTTTGAGTAGTGCCTCTAAGCCAGAGAGTTACGAAAAAGTTCCTCTGCTCTCGAATGTCGCTGCTGGTGGTGTCACAGGGCTTTTAACAATACTTGTTGCCTCGTGGGATGGGCATATTCCACATATCGATTCTGATTTAAATTCAATTAAGCCTTTTCTTTTATTAGCACTTCCTAGTTGTGCTATGTTTTTGGCTCACTGGATAAAATCCATAGGGTTTAAATGGTCACTAGGCAGTGTTAATCGACAGCTATTAAGTATTAACAAGAAAAAAGAAAAAGAGCTTCGTCGTGATATTGAGAAATATAAAAATGTGATTTCCGAAGATAAAATAAACGACTTTAAAAATCAACTTGAACAAGTATTGCAAGACCGTCATGATATTATTTCTAATAGCTATGAACAAAAGTTAAAAGAAAGGAATTATACGCAAGAAAAATATCATGAGCATCAACAAACGGCCGCAAATGATAATACCGAACTTCAAGGTATGCTTGAGAACCAGAAGCAGAATCAAAAAGGCACTAATTAAGTTATAATATCCCCTCCAGATTTTTGCTATCCAGCACTACCACAGCAAAACCTAGCGCACGAAGTCGTTCGTGCTCGCGCTGCTGGTCGGCGCGTGGTGGTTTGCCGGGTGCTTTGCATTCAACGAAAACGAGGCGTCCGCCGGGTAGCAGCACAATACGGTCTGGCACCGAGCGGCGACCGGGCGACACGAACTTAAAGGCGACCCCGCCAGCCTTTTTCACTTCGGCGACGAGGTGCTTTTCAACAAGGTTTTCACGTTCGTAAGCCATAATTATTCAGCTTCCTTCACAAAGATAATCCAGTGTGTTTTGTCGTTCTTGCCGGTGCGCTGACCAATAATTGGTTTCACGTCCGTCAGCGCCAGAATCTGGCTCACCGGAATCTGCGTTTCGTTCCATTTGAAAATGAGCACGCCGTGTGGCCACAATACGCGAAACGCCTCTTTGAATCCGGCGCGGAGGTCAGAACGCCACGTTTTTTTTATTCAGGCGCCCGTATTTTTTACCCATCCAGGCAGACTGGCCCACACGCTCTAGGTGTGGCGGATCAAATACCACGACAGGAAACGACGAATCAGCAAACGGTAGCGCGCGAAAATCAGCAATGAGGTCAGGACTGATAACTAGACGGCGACCGTCGCACAATGAGTGTTCTTCGGCGCGGATATCGGCGAACACGGCGCGGGAATCCTGTTTGTTGAACCAGAACATGCGAGAGCCGCAGCACATGTCGAGAACTGTTACTTCATTCATTTACACGCCCACCTCTTTACGCTTGCTACGGATGTTTTGCATGATGCAGAAGTCAGCGCGGTTATCGCTCCACTGCTGGTTTGCCGGGTTGCGTGATTCCCGATTCGCTTTCGTCCATACCTTTGCCGCCCGGTCGTACTCGCCAGCCTGCTCAAGGCGCATAGCCTCTCTTGCAGACCGGAAATACAACGGGCTGTCGTGTTTTTCGAATGACATAGGGGATACCTCAGAGTGAGCTGGCAAACTCTCCTGCGTAAAGCTCCGCGCCTTTGGCGTAAGCCTCTGCTGCCTGCTCTTTTGTGGGGAAATACCCGAGGCTTTTAACTCGTCCTCGGATTACGATTTTTGCCTGCCATGGCTTTCGCGGGCAATTAGGGTGAAACACAACGCCTTTGAAACCGGATGTGTTGTGCCTACGCTTTGCAATGTTGTATTGATTCTGGGCGTTATTGCAGACTCGAAGGTTTTCTATCCTGCAATCACGCGGGTCACGGTTTATGTGGTCCAGCATCGGTGGTATGGATCCGTGGTGGTAGAGCCAGACGAGTTGGTGCAAGTAGTAGGTTTTTCTACCGATAGTGGTTGCAAGATACCGCTGATTCTTACCCGTACCGTGCCACGGGTAGGGCTTACGACCACCAACACGACGCAATAACCCCGTCAGTGGTTCGTAGACGAACAGCGCTTTAACTTCATCCTGTGTCATAACTCACTCTTTTCTGTAATGGTACGCCTCGAAGCCGCCAGCGTTCAGCGGGATATCGGGCGCCCATTCTGGGTTAGTGGAGAGCAGCGCGGAGAGCGCTTTGTCGTTAAATTCGTCTGTGTCCGGGGTTTCGGTGATCACTTCATCGTGTACCGTCAGCACAATGCTGTAACCGGCGTCCTCGATCAGCGGCATGTTTCCGGCCAGAACATCACGGGCGGCCGCCTGTGTGACGTTTTCCACCAGCTTTCCGCCGTAGGTTTTGAGCCGCTGCCATTTGCGCGAGTAGGAGTTAATGCCCTGATAGGTGATATTCCCCTTCTCGATGGACGGGGACGGGTAGCAGAGCGCTCGCCCGGATGGCAGCTGTATGCGCAGCCATGCGCCATCGCGGCGGATTTTCAGATAACCGCAGTACAGCGTTTTTTGCGGTGTGGCTATTGCGGCGCGGACGGTGCGCTCGAGCTCATACCAGAAATCGCAGGTTGCCGGGTGCGCTCTGCGCCAGAGACGTTTAAGCGAGTCACAGGCGATGAAAACACGCTCTGACAGGCCATAGGTCGACTTGCGTTTAACCGATTCGGCGTACCAGCTTTTCGCCTCGCGGATAACATCACGGGGGATATTCGGCAGCGCAGCGTTCGCCAGCTCGTCGAGGTCAAGGCCGTAAACCAGCGCGAAGGTCAGGAACGCCGCAACACCACCGCCGAAGCCGAGGCCGAGTTCCATCACCTTGCCGATCTGACGTTGGTATTTATCAACATTGTCCGGCGAGATGTTGAAGGCTCTGGCGTATGCCAGTTTATACAGGTCCGGCCCGGTCCCCTCGTCGTACTCCCGGAACGCATCCAGCTTCCACTGCTCGCCAGCAAGCCAGGCCAGCTTGCGCCCTTCGATGTTCGACAGGTCGCTAACCACCAGCTTTTTACCTTCTGGCGCCATAATGCAGCCGCGCAGCGCCGAGCTGGTCAGCTCCATGATGTTATCGAACAGCAGATCGGCGCATCCGGCTTTCAGCGCTTCGATGCCCTCGTCTATCTGCTCCTGCTCAAGAGAAGGGCGGGGCAGGTTCTGCGGCTGGAATAATCGCCCGGCCCAGCGCCCGGTTCGCGATGCGCCGCAGAACTGCAGCGTGCCGCGCAGACGACCGTCACTGCTCACGCCTTTCATCAGCGATTTGTACTTACTGGTGCTGGTGGTGCTGGCCTGCAGGCGGATAGCCAGTAGCTCTTTTACCGCCGACGGCAAATCAGGATCTGTGATGCGGCGTTCCAGCGTGCTGCGCTGCATGTCCGGCAGCTCCACGCCGTAGGATTCAATAATGTGCTTAATCAGTGCGTCGCGCTGAGTGGCCGCCTGCACTTCGCCGTCGGTCATCACCTGTGTGCGTTTCGCAAGGCGCTTTTGCTCCAGGTCTACAGCCTCGATTGCTGCCTGCGCGAGCTGCACATCCATGCAGACACCGCGGTCATTGATCTGCTGGTCTCGATGCCAGAGCGCCAGCTCGGTCCCCTGATAGTTCCATTTCGGCAGCCGTTTATAGACTTCGCGCATGGCTTCGATATCAAGGCCAGCATAAGCAACAAAGCGCCGCCATTCCTCCGGGTGCGTTTTGCTGGTGGCCCGGCGCAGTTTGCTGTTCTTCGGACGGGGCTTACAAAAGAGCTGTATCAACGATTTGCCTTCTTTATCCTTCGCCTTGTCCTGCGGAACGCCCAGCACTTCGCAGAGCGCCCCCAGTGCGCCGGGGAGGCCGTGCGCCAGCGCCTGTACCATTGTGTCGCGCCAGCGTTCTACTGGCGGTGCCAGCCGCGGCATTGCATAACGCAGGACGGTGCGGTCAAAGTGCGAATTATGGAAATAAAGCAGGGTTTCAGGGGCTACGATTGCCTCGTACAAGCCGTGGGGGATACCGCCGCCGGCAGTGACGTCCCAGACGTTAACAGGCCCGTCGTTGATAGCCCAGGCGAATAACATTACTTCGGCGCCCTCGGCATAGGCATGTGTTCCGTTTTTAATGGGTATTTCACTGAAGGTTTCTAGGTCGCCCCAGAGAATGTTTTCAGACATAGATATTCCTCGCGGGTGTTTTGCAAAGAGCGTCCCTTTTTGCAAAGCACCCGGCGCATGGCCGGGTGAGGTGATTACGCTGTGACTTCTTCGTCAGAAGGGAGTCCGATCATTTCGTTGAGAGTTTCGCGCTGTATCGCTGGTGGTAGGGGGACGGACGGGGCGTCAGCCGGCAGAAGCTCTTTAGCTTCGGGCCATTCTTCCAGCAGGCGTTTAACAGTACGTACTTTGCTCAATGCGGCGCTGACGTTCTGGCGAATGTCTGTTTCGTCGCTTTTTATTTCCCTGTAAAGCGCATCGAAGCTGTAGAACTCGGTAACGAGTGGGTCATCTGCCAGTAAGGTGTATTCATAGGGGGTTATTTTTTGGATATGGTCCGGGGAGCCTGATTCATACCCCCGGTAGTTACCGTTGAAATAGACGTTAACCCGAGAGCCAGCCAGATTCAGATAAATATCGCTGTCATATCTGACAAACGTAGAGTTTGTCCTCAGTTCTTCGGGCAGTTTTGCAATAAGCGCTGCAATTTTCTTTTCGGTTTTTAATACCTCAGATTCTGCTTCCGGTCCGCCAATCGCCGCAAGGCGAACACGCTCAGCCCAGTCAATACGCGCTGCTCGCAGCGCCGCTTTGCGCTTGGGTATTCCCGCTTTTGTCAGCGCGTTACAGATAACTTGTTCTTTAATATGGTTGGTTAATACTGTTTGTGCCATTGTTCTGACCTCGGAAAACAGCCCGGCTATATGCCGGGCGCGGTGGGGAGTTAAATCAGCGCGTCGGCGTCAGCGCCTTCGCTGATATCGTCGAAGTCATCCGGAGCGGCCACACCGCCGCCAGCGAACGCGTCGCCGTCGCGAAGGAACTGGACGCCGCCCAGCGAAGCGTTGATACGTTTACCGAAGTTGTTGTCCTGCGCCCAGATGTCGATCACTGCGTTGACGTAGCAACCTGCATACGGGCGCCCGTCAGCCTGAACCAGCGGTGAGCGATCGCGGTCAAGAACCGCCGGGCGAGCTTTGTTGGCAGCGTTCAGGAAGAAGTTACCCGGGAAACCTTCGTATTCGGCTTTTTCGTCACCGTCATGCAGGCAGAGATTGAGCTTTTTCTCCAGCTGGTTGTAAATGGTTTCCCACTTCTCACCCCATTTTTCCTTCGCTACCTGCTTCAGCGCTTTGCGAACTTCTTCCAGTTGTGGGTGGTTCGGAGCCATCAGAAAGACTGCCGAGAAGCGCGGGTCGCCTTCACCATTCACAGTTTTTGCTTCGAACAGAGCAGGGAAGGCCAGGCGGACGTTGTTCAGTTTAATTTTCATGGGTATTTCCTTAATCAAATGAGGTCTGCGGCGAGCGCGTCGTCGGACACGTCGTCGAAATCGTTAACAGGGTTGATATTGAGCGCTGGGCGCGGGTCGGATTCGGGGGCGACGGTGGGCTTACCGTCAGCGCGGGTGATCAGCGCTTCGACTTTCGTCCAGCGGCGGGGGCTGGCCTTTTTAATGAGCTTTTCGGCTTTGGTCGGGCTAATTAGTTTGAGGTCGAAAACTTCCTCGGTTTTATAGCGGAACTGGTCTTTCAGCAGCGCGCGGGCGGCTTCTTCATCGCTCCAGGCACGATTTCCCTGTTTACCAGTAACCAGCTTAAAGCCCGGCACCGGATGCCCGGCGTTCAGCTCAGCGTTTACACGGTCGCGTACTGCCTTTAGCCACGATTCGATAAAGTCGGCCTGGCTGTAGATCTCCGCCAGTTGCTCGACGGTTAACAGGGGGACACGTGCGCTGGCATCGGCGATTATCTCGCTGACAGGTTTAGACAGATCTTCGAAATCGCTGGCAGCTGTTTGCATATGCTGCATTTTCTGAGCAGTGCAGACGGCTTTTGCCTTACAGAAGCGACACTGTTTTTCGCCCGGGGTGAAATTCTCCAGTGGCAGTGTTTCGACGCCTTCGCAATCAGCGATGTTTAACATCACGATCACATGAGCGGCGGCCTCCTGCGCCCGTTCGCCGAACGTCTGGAGCTCTTCCACCGTCAGGGCCCACTCTGAAACGTGGTTAAGCCGCGGCTGGTGGATGAACAGGCGTATCGTTTCGAAGTCGTACAGCATGCTGAATTGCTCAAGTGCGCCCAGGGCATATAGCTGCAGTTGCTCGTTCTGCTCAGCATCGACCCGCACACCCTTACCGTATTTCAGGTCGTGGATCTGCAGTTCTTTGCCGGCGATGATGACGGCGTCAGCGGTACCGAATGACTCAGGCACTCCGACAATGTGCGAAAAGTCGACACGTTGTTCGACAAGCAACTCATTGCCCTGTGACAGTGCCCAGACTGTATCGACGTAACGGCCAACGGCTTCGACCATTTCCTCACCTACCTGTGGGCCGGTAGTATCATCAGGATGTGCAGCGAGCGGGTAAGAACCGAGGAACATAGCGACATTGCAGCCCGCATAGTATTCCGGGTGGCTTTGGCGGTTGCGCAGCACCTTTTCGGCAAGTGCATGTGCTGCGGTACCTTCTAAAGCAAAGGACGTTTCTTTGTCTGGCTGAGTGGCTTCCAGCGCCAGACTGCCGGAGCAGCGCATCCAGCGATGCGCGGATGACGGGGAAAGTCTTGCATGAACATCAGGCATTCATGACCTCCTGAATGTGTTTTCGCCGCGCAGCCGCTGCCTCGTTCAAGGAGGCGAAATACCCGTGGGTGTATCGACCGTTATTGCTACCGTAGGCACGCCACGGCTTATGCTTACCTGCGTAGAAGGTGACGCCTACAACATTCGTTTTGCTTTTGCAGGCATGTCTGTTGCTGCAATTCTGATACCGTTTTAACCAACGAAGATTGGTAGCTCGATTGTCAGTGCGGATACCGTTGATATGGTCAACGTCCATTGCGTCAGGGGTATCGCATGAGAGAAATGTTTTGGCGATGAGACGATGGATTGGAACTTGCTTGCGCTGGCCGTTAATACAAATCGATACCGTTAAATATCCACGGCGGTTGATCTGAGGCTTTAATTCGCGGCCTTTAACAGACAATATTTTTCCGTTGTTCTCATCGCGAACCTTGCGAGCTGTACTGCGGATTACCCCGTTGGGGTGTGCTTGGTAGAATCCTGCACAACCCGGAATGTCTATCCAGTTCATGGCAGTTACTCCACTGATAACGCTTTTTCGGCTTGGGCGATCACGTCTGCGAGGTGCTCGTCAGCGACTTCGCCGAGTTTTTTGGCACCCTGTTTTTCCAGAATGGCAATGGCTTCGGCACGGTATCCGCCTTTCGCGAGCTGGAGGATCAACCTTTCGGCCTGTTTACGTAGAGCCGCAAAATCAGGCTGGTCGTCAGTATCAGTGGTCACTTGCTGATCGCTATTTGCTGCGTTTTTACGTGCGAATTCTTCCTGTAACTGGAGATATTCAACCCGGTTAATCTCGATGTGGCCTTTCTCAAGCATTGCATTCAGCTTGCGTAAAGTGTGCAGCTCGCTGGCGGCTGAACCGTCTGGGCTTTTGATGTAAAACGGCCCTGTACGTTCTTCGGTTTTACTGTCTTTGCTGCTGCCTTTCTTCGGCTTTACTTCATCGCGCCCGGCTGGCGGAGCATCAAGCAGGCGCTCGGCAAAAGCACGGCGCTCGCCGATGGTCGGCAGGTCGTCCCAGAATTTCAGAATGTTGCGGGACAGGTCGAGCAGGGCGGGTTTAAGCAACTCTTTCGCGCGTTTAACACCCTGCAACGCGCTGTCCAGTGCATCGATTTGCACCACGCGTGCTTCACCGGTTGCGTCGCGGTACGCGACGGCGCGCTGCAACATTTCTTCGGTGATTTGTTGCGGTACCGGATAGAAGGCTGCAAGCGCGATAACGTCGCTGAATGTCAGGTCGTCCAGTGTCAGTGCCGCTTTTGTTTTAGCCACTGTTTCATGGTATTCCTGCACCTGCGCTATAGCATCCGGGCGCATGACAACGCCTGATGCCAGCGTGCTGATTAGACGTTCCAGCAGTTCGTTATTACGGGTTACCAGTTGGTTATTAAGCTCCAGGTTTGTTTCTAAGCTCATACTGCAGTCCTCGCTACAAGGAGAATGAAAGTTATGATCAGGCCGAGCGCAGTAGCGAGGGCCAGACCGGTAATTAAGTCGAAAGTTTTGCGGCGGTAACGGAGCACGTCGCGCCCCGTCAGCCGGTGGAGGTGTTCAGGTTTCATCGGCGGTGCTCCTTTTATGTCAGGGAACGCACTCCGCTGAATGCGTTTTCAGACATAAAAAAGCCCGTCAGTAGCGGCGGGCAAAGACTACACACAGCAATGGATGATTTATTCAGATGGGGGACGGCATACGGACTGGCATAATGAGCATATAAGCGTCAGCGCTTAACTGAAGGCGTATCGCGTCAGATACGCCTTGTGTTTCGATAATGGCGTTGGCCTTTTTATCGAAATATTTTGAGCATTTCGCAGCGTCTGCCAGATAGGGCAGATGTATACCAATGGCATCCACTTTCCCGGGTTTAAAGTCAGCCACCCGTCGCCAGTCCGGAAAATGTCCGTCGATAACTTCGACAGGCGATGTCATGACGGTCTGACCTTCGTTATTGAGAAAAGTGGCCGCTTTCAATACCGTATCTATACGGACCTGCTCAAATTTTGTGGGAGGCTTTGCTTTCACGTTGACAATAGCGCTTTCCCCTTCGGTTATGGCCCTACCGCAAAACAGGCGATGCCCGTTTGTACCCACAACAAAACCTTCAGGGTCAAAGAAAATGCCATTCAGGTAATAGCGGACCCCCTTCACGCCTGCGCATGTCAGCGCAGACAGGTATTCAGCTCTTTTAACAGTGATCATGATGTATTCCTGCGTTGGTCAGTTCACTTTGGTGGTGCGGTGGCCGGTGCTGATCTTCGGCTTGTCTCGGTGGACTGCAATTCACCGCACCCCAAAGGGAGCTATCAAACGTAAGCTGTGCCCATGGTGGAACTCGCCTTGTTACAGAGGATGGAAGCTATCTGCCTTTGTTCTAAGCCTTCCAGATACCCACGTGTGACCTGTGAGCGGTTCCCTCGATTTCCTTTGCCAACTATCCACTTTGTTTACCTTCCCGGTATTAGCCGTCGCCCGGTTCAAGGTGCCGACGGGGATTCTTACGTTTGATATTTTTAAATTGACCCGTATTGCCGACATCCTGTCCCGCCACGGTCCCGACGCATGGTTTAGAGTCGCGCCGTTCGACTTGGGGTTAAATCTACAATTTGAGTTGTATTTTGTAAACCACAAATGTGGTATTTTGTGTCGTGTGAATACCACGTTATTGATATTTAAATGAATTTAGTTTGTAGAATTTTACAAGTAAGGGAAGGGAGGATCTTCTGACCCTCCTGAAGGGGTAAATTAACGCTTACGGCGGTAAATGCGGTGCTCAATCATCACTCCAATAACGCGTAATGGCAGCTCCGCGCTACGTAATACTGGATAGTCAGGGTTAAGTGGTACCAGTTCGAAATCGTCAATCCCTATTCCTAACGGGCGGTACTTCTTAAACGTTGCTTCATGTCCGTTGTTTTTGGCGACGACAAATTCGCCGGGAGCAGGGCATAGGTCGGGGTCTATAATAACAATATCCCCTTCTTTAAATTCAGGTTGCATGCTATCGCCATCTATACGCAGTGCAAAACACGTCTCTGGTACATCGGAGTCAGCCAGAATATATTCAAAATCACCTGTCAGATCGGTTATGTCTCTTGCTTCTGTGAGGCAACCTGCCTGCACATAGCTCAGTACAGGTATTCTTCTGGTGCTTATTTCGGTAAGCGGCATGATGTTCTTGCCATTCAGAAGCCAGTCCGGGCTGCATTTTAACGCTTTGGCAAGGTCCAAAAGGTTGCGAGGCTTTCGGGTCCGTCCACTTTCAATAGACTCAATCGATTGTTGGCTCACCCCCGCAGAGTTCGCGACTTCTACTTGTGTCATTCCGAGCTCGAGGCGGCGGGCTTTGAAGCGTGCTGCGAGAGACATTGTTAATACCTTTTAAGAGTTGAAATTATGACCCTCTATTATTAAATACAATTTTTGTTGTATTTGACAAACATCATTAGTTGTTGCTAAATACCACTAAAATTGTATGAGGTGATGACGATGACTCTGGCTACTCGAGTAAAAGAGCGACGTAAAGAGCTCAAAATGACACAGGTCACGCTGGCAGAGCTAACAGGGGTTAGTCAGCAGGCGATAAACAGAATTGAAAGCGGTGTTATCTCCCGCCCTCGTTATCTTCTTGAAATGTCCGTTGCGCTTGATTGCGATCCTAACTGGTTGCTGCACGGCCTCCAAAACGACAAAAAGGCGTAACCCATGCCAGAAAACAAAAGCTGGGGGGCGACGCCTGATGAATGGTTTCACTTCGATCTGGTGCTGGGACGTACTGACCAGTTGCTGCCAGTCGTTTGCAACCCAGACGCGGCCATTTCCCCCGACAGTAAACTGAAAGCGCTTGGCAAAACACCGAGCCGCTATAACCGTGACCGTCAGGTCACCGGTATTTCACACTGGACAGAACACGTCGTAACTGAGCATGACTTTGCCCGATGGTCTAAAGAGCCCGATTACGGGATCTGCGTGCGTACAGGCCACGGCTGGCTTGCGCTGGACTGTGACAGCGAAGACGAAGACATCCAGGCTGATATTCGCAAAACGCTGGTGCAGCTGCTGGGCGAGCTGCCGCCACGACGCTGGCGCGCCAACAGCAATAAATGTCTGTACCTGCTGGCCGTTGACGGCAATTTCCGTAAGCGCATCCACCGTCTGGCGGGTGATATGGGGATTATCGAGCTACTGGCGAACGGGCAGCAGTTCGTTGCCTGCGGCACGCACAGCAGCGGCGCGCGTATTGAATGGGACGGTGGTCTGCCGGATGAGCCCCCCGTCATTACTACTGACCAGTTCGAAACGCTGTGGCAACGCCTGGCGGACCAGTTGCCTGTGTCGGTCACCACCGAAGCGGGCAACACGAAGATGCGCGACCGCTCAACGTTCACGCCCGGCGCCACGGATGATACGGCGGAATACCTCGACGCCAATGGCTGGACGCTGCTGGACGGTGCGAACGGCGAGCGCTATATCCGCTGCCCGTTTGAAGATGGTCACAGCACCGGCGGCGACCCGACCAGCACAGTTTACTTCCCGGGTGGTACCGCGGGCTTTGAGCAGGGGCATTTCAAATGCCTGCACGCCAGTTGCGCGCACCGCGACGACGGCGATTTCCTTAATGCCATCGGGATCCGCAACGACGATTTCGAAGACCTGACTGCAGATGAAGAAGGTGATAAACCAGAGTTTGTGGATATTAACACCGATATGACCAGCCACTTCCTTGAGCGCTTTATCTACGTTATCGAGGGTGATCAGGTATGTGATCTTAGCCGACCGCCATATCAGTGCATGATGGATATGAAGTCGTTCAAAAACCTGATGGCGCCTTACCAGTTCCCGCCAGAAGGGAAGGGGCAACCTGTACCCGCGACAAAGCGCTGGATAGAGCACCGGCATAAGAAGATAGCTGAGACGACAGGCTATAAGCCTGGCTCAGGTCGTATTATCGAGCGTTTCGATGGCAGGTACGAGATTAACGAATTCTATATGCCCGAACATCCTCGTACAGCGGATACGAGTAAGGTGTCCACGTTCCTTAACCATATGGCCTATCTGGTACCTGATGCCTGGCAACGCGAGTTCTTCATCGCTCGCCTGGGCTGGATGGTACAGCGCCCTGAAAGGCGTTGCCCGATTTCCATTCTGCATGTGGCTACCGCACATGGTACGGGTAGGGGATGGGTCAGCCAATTGATGGAGCGCGTGCTCGGCCCATGGAACTGCGCTCGCACCAGAATGAAGATCCTGTGCGATAACCAGTTCCATGATTATCTGTACAACACGTTGCTTTGCACCATTGACGAGGTGCGCGAAAACGATAAGCGGTATGAGGTGAACGATAAGATCCGCGACGTGCTGACAGAACCACGGTTTGAAGTGAACCGCAAGTATGGCAGCAAAAAGACGATGGATATTTATACCGGCTTTCTGTTCTACACCAACCACTTTGATGCGCTGGCGCTGCCAGAGGAAGACCGCCGTATCGCCGTGCTTGGTGGCCCTGACTTCGCTGCAAGCGAAGAGCATTACGCCAGCCTGTACGGCGCGCTAAGCGACAGTGACTTTATCGCGCAGGTGTACTGGTATCTGATGGGCGTTGACCTGTCCCGCTTCAACTGGCAGCGCGCACCTGAGACGAAAGAACGTCTGTTGATGATTGAAAGCAATAAGAGCGATGTGGAGTCTGCTCTTATCGAAATCCTGAATAACCCGCCAGCACCTGCAATGACCTACCAGCAAATCGTTAACGCGATACTGGCAGAAGCAGGAATGGACGTGGAAATTAACCAGAAGCATATAACAAAGCTATTGCGGGAAAAAACAAAAAGGCAGCCAACAGATTTAGTAAAAATTGACGGAATGGGTTATCGCTTCTGGATACTTGCAAAAAATTGCGACTTCAATAACGAGGAATTGCGCGAAATATATAAAACTTGCGAAATTTTGCAATCTGGATTGTAAAAAGGTAACAGTAAGGTAACAGTAAAACGATTAACTGTTACCTTGAAAATATCAATAAATTCACATGGATAACTAAAAAAGGTAACAGGTAACAGTAGTATTTAGCTTATATACGCGAGACTTTATACTATACGCACTATACCTGCACATACGTATATAGAACTAAAAGTAACTGTTACCTGTTACCAAAAACGGGGTTAAGCTTTATGTGGCGCACCCTACAGGAGGTAACAGTTAGCTATTTATCTGTTACCTTACTGTTACCTCAACAATAAACTTGCAGAAAACTGCAAATAGCTAAGTGGAGTAAACAAACATGCAAAAAATACAAGTTTCAAAAATGATAGAAAATGAAATAGCGGAACCGGGAGAAGCATCCACGGCCATACGTTCAGTGGAAGCCGAGACAACCCGAAGGTTTTGAGTCGTAGAGCCCATTATTGACAGGGATCAGACTCCCGCAGGTGAGGTTTTTTGGTTCCGCAGGGTAATTGCCTGGGCTGTTGTACTTGAGCAACTGGAGGGTTTCTCACCGGTTTCTGCGGTACGTCCGCTTGCTCTGGATAGCGATCTGGGTCAACTGGAGGTTTCCCACGGCAACGTTGTTGAGCTGGAAGATATTCCAAAGGGTGCGACATACACCTTCCCGAAGAAGATAGCATCTCGCAAACTGCCTGATGGGTTAGAGATGTCGTTAGACCTTGCGGTAAACGAGTTCTTCTTCCCTGTTGGGTGATAATCTTAGAAAAGTTTTTCCGTAACAAAACGTAGAGAGCAGATAACTATGCGCAGAGATATGCAACTTGTTCTGGAGCGGTGGGGGCGATGGGCCGCGAGCGAGGAATACTGTTCAATGGTTGACTGGCCTTCGATGTCGGTGATGCCTCAACGCGTAACCGCCAGTGGCAAACCCGGTTGCTCCGACGAGGACGGAGCCGCAATTGACACCTGCATCGCCCACATGAGCATGGTGTGTCCGCATGACGACTTGCTGGTTCTCGGCCTACGTTTCATCGGCGGCTTTTCTACGCGCTCAATCGCTGAATCTGTGAATCGTAGCCACATTAGTGTCAGAACATCGCTTAGAGCGTCAGAGGCATTTCTTGAGGGAGCGCTGGTGCTCCAGGGAATTCGACTGGATATGGACCCTGAAGTTGCTTTACCTGAAAAGGTTGTGTGCGCACAAAAACATGTGCTATGGTTGTAACATCTAGAATTGTATTCTACCTTCTGAAAGGCTCCGCTAACCCCGGAGCCTTTTTTCTTACCCCATTCTGGGGAAAAGTTAATAAAACAGGCATTTCAGACTAAAAACAGCCTATGCATTTTTAGACCTGTTTTATGCATGTTTTATTCAGCCAGTTTTGCCCCTTTAACTACCGGAAATAACCATCTGAAGGACATTTCAACGTGGGTAGGATCCGGCTGGTACATGTAAGAACCATTATGTTAAATAGAGCTGTTTTTTAACAAATTATGGGGCTGGCTTCGGCGGGCCTTTCAGGGCTCACTGGCGGACGGCTCATAACCCAATCCGACAGGCGCTTGCGTAGAGCCTGTCCGCTATATCAGGCTCCGGGAACCACCCTCGATATTACCTACGTAGCAAACGCAGCCCGAGAGCCTGATCCCTTACAACACATAGCGCCCCGATTACGGAGGTGTGGATATGCAACGTATGAACCCAACCGATGGACATAACATGCCGTACTGGTGGTCAGGGCTGCTTGGTTTTTTTTCTGTTCTGAGTTTGCAAGATTATGTATTTATCCTTGGCGCTCTGATCTCGGCCTATTTCACCATTAAGACCTACTACGCGAAGCGGAAAGAAGAACGTGAACGGCTTGATGAAGAAAAAAAAAGAACGCAGTTATTGGCTAAGTATCTTGCTGATGTGGCCGTTAAACCAGGTCGAGATCGCCCAGCGGAGGCTGAGGTCGTAACAGAGGCAATGAAACGCATCTCTGGTGAGGTGGCAAAATAACTATGGCCTCGACAAAAACAAAGTTAAGTGCTGCCGTTCTGGGGCTGGTGCTTGCCGGTGCGTCTGCGTCAGTGATTCTCGACCAGTTTCTGGACGAAAAAGAAGGCAACCACACCACGGCATACCGAGATGGCTCCGGCATATGGACTATCTGTCGTGGTGCCACAAAGGTGGACGGTAAACCCGTTGTTCGGGGCATGACGCTGTCAAAGGCGAAATGCGACCAGGTTAACGCTATTGAACGTGACAGGGCGCTGGCGTGGGTGGAGCGCAATATTAAAGTGCCGCTGACGGAACCACAGAAAGCAGGTATTGCTTCTTTCTGCCCTTACAACATCGGCCCAGGAAAATGTTTCCCGTCTACGTTCTATAAGCGAATTAATGCTGGCGACCGTAAAGGAGCCTGTGAAGCTATTCGCTGGTGGATTAAAGACGGTGGACGCGACTGTCGTATGACCAAAGGCCAGAAAAACGGTTGCTATGGGCAAGTAGAACGACGCGATCAGGAAAGCGCGCTGACGTGCTGGGGGATAGACCAGTGAGCCTGCGCTATCAGTTTATTGCCATTTTGCTGCTGGTGGCCGTCGCATTCATCGGCGGAAATGCCTGGAGTAACCGCGGCTGGGAAAAGAAGTGGGCGGAACGTGACAGCGCTGAATCATCGCAGACTGCGAACGCACAGACCGCTGCCCGCATGATTGAACAAGGGCGCATTATTGCCCGTGATGAGGCCGTTAAAGATGCACAAGCACAAGCCGCTAAATCTGCTGCCACTGCTGCTGGTCTGTCTGCCACTGTTAGCCAGTTGCAGCAGCAAGCCAAAAAACTCGCCACCCGCCTGGACGCCGCAAAGCACACCGCAGATCTTGCCGCTGCCGTCAGAAGCAAAACAACCGACGCCACCGCCGGAATGCTTGCCGACATGCTCGGAGATATTGCAGCAGAAGCTAAACGATATGCTGCAATCGCTGACGAACGCTACCAGGCAGGAATGACGTGTGAGCGTATTTACAACTCGGTGAGAGTCAACCAATAATCCCATAGCCACGCAATAGCGGGGCTTTTTCCCGGAATTTATATGCCACCACGAACACCTAAAGCCTGCCGTGTTCGCGGCTGTCGCAGTACAACAACAGATCCATCCGGATATTGTGAAAGTCACAGGAGCGAGGGCTGGAAACAATACAAGCCAGGACAATCCCGTCATCAGCGCGGCTACGGTTCGAAGTGGGACGTTATCCGCGTGCGTGTCCTGAAGCGTGACAAAGGACTGTGTCAGTTGTGTCTGCGTGCTGGTGTGGTGCGTGAGGCGAAAACCGTTGACCACATCATCCCCAAAGCGCATGGCGGTACCGATGCTGACAGCAATCTGCAGAGTCTGTGCTGGCCTTGCCATAAAGCGAAGACGGCCCGTGAACGTATTAAGTGAGAATAATTATCATCTTAATCAACCAGGTGGAGGGGGAGGGGAAATCCCTGTAGCCTGCATCCTACCGGACTGCCCGCCTCCTCGAATTTTTATACCCGCGAAAAATGAAATTTAACCAGGAGTGCCGCATATGGCTGGAACGGCGGGGCGTTCCGGGCGTCGCCCCAAGCCTACGGCGCGCAAGGAGCTGGCCGGGAACCCCGGAAAGCGAGCCCTGAATAAAGAAGAACCAGTATTCACACCAATAAATGGGGTTTCTCCTCCGGACTGGTTTAACGAAGAAGATATGCCTCTGGCATCAGTTATGTGGGAACTGACCACCAAAGAATTGTGTGGTCAGGGACTGCTGTGTGTTACGGATTTGGCTGTACTGGAGCGCTGGTGTGTCGCCTACGAGTTCTGGCGGAGAGCAGTAAAAAATATCGCAAAAGAAGGTAACACCATAACTGGCGCTATGGGGGGGAAAATAAAGAACCCTGAACTTACTGCCAAGAAAGAACAGGAATCGGAGATGAGTTCTACTGGTTCTATGCTGGGCCTTGACCCCAGTAGTCGACAGCGCCTTATTGGTCTGGCCGGACAGAAGAAAACATCTAACCCATTCCTGAAGATGATCAACTCATGAGCCGGAAATCATATCCCAACGTTAACGCCGCTAATCAGTATGCCCGCAACGTTGTGCGGGGAAAAATCACGGCATGTCAGTATGTCATTCAGGCCTGCCAGCGTCACATTGATGATATGGCGGCGGAGAAGAGTAAAAGGTTTCGGTACCGCTTTGATAAAGACATGGCTGAGAAAGCTGCAAAGTTTATTCAGTTACTTCCACATACAAAAGGTGAATGGGCGTTCAAACGTATGCCGATTACCCTGGAACCGTGGCAACTTTTCATCGTGTGCTGTGCCTTTGGCTGGGTACAGAAGGGAACAAAGCTTCGTCGTTTTCGTGAGGTCTACACAGAGATACCACGTAAGAACGGGAAATCGGCTATTTCAGCTGGTGTAGCTCTCTACTGTTTCACCTGTGATAACGAATTCGGTGCGGAAGTATACTCCGGCGCCACGACTGAAAAACAGGCGTGGGAGGTATTTCGTCCCGCGCGTCTGATGTGTAAGCGCACACCACTACTGGTGGAGGCATTCGGTATAGAGGTGAATGCCTCAAACCTGAACCGTCCGGAGGATGGTGCCCGCTTCGAGCCGTTGATCGGCAACCCCGGGGACGGGGCATCACCGCACTGCGCAATAGTTGACGAATACCACGAACACCCTACGGATGCGCTCTACACAACAATGCTTACAGGTATGGGCGCGCGCCGACAGCCGCTGATGTGGGCAATAACCACGGCGGGCTACAACATCGAGGGGCCGTGTTACGACAAGCGACGCGAAGTGATTGAGATGCTGAACGGATCGGTGCCGAACAACGAACTTTTTGGCGTGATTTACACGGTTGATGAAGGGGATGACTGGACAGATCCAAAAGTGCTGGAGAAAGCAAACCCGAACATTGGGGTGTCAGTATACCGTGACTTCCTTCTCAGTCAGCAACAGCGTGCTATTAACAATGCCCGCCATGCGGGTGTGTTCAAAACGAAGCATCTCAATGTATGGGTTGCCGCCCGCACAGCATTCTTTAATCTGGTTTCCTGGCAAAACTGTGAGGATAAGACGCTGACGCTGGAACTGTTTGAGGGTCAACCCTGCGTACTGGCGTTCGATCTGGCTCGTAAGCTGGACATGAACAGCATGGCGAGGTTATTTACCCGTGAAATAGACGGGAAAACGCATTTTTACAGCGTGGCGCCACGTTTCTGGGTACCGTATGACACGGTGTACAGCGTCGAGAAAAATGAAGATCGACGGACAGCCGAACGCTTTCAGAAATGGGTGGAAATGGGCGTTCTGACCGTTACCGATGGTGCGGAGGTGGATTATCGCTACATCCTCGAGGAGGCCAAAGCGGCGAACAAAATCAGCCCGGTCAGTGAGTCACCCATCGACCCCTTCGGGGCGACCGGGTTGTCACATGACCTTGCTGATGAAGACCTGAACCCCATCACTATCATTCAGAACTACACCAACATGTCCGACCCGATGAAAGAGCTGGAAGCGGCAATTGAATCGGGGCGCTTTCATCATGATGGCAATCCCATCATGACCTGGTGTATCGGCAACGTGGTCGGCAAAACCATTCCGGGTAACGATGATGTGGTGAAGCCCGTCAAAGAGCAGGCGGAAAACAAAATTGACGGTGCAGTTGCGCTGATTATGGCGGTTGGCAGAGCCATGCTGTACGAGAAAGAAGACACGCTGTCTGACCACATTGAGTCCTATGGGATCCGCTCGCTTTAACTGAGGTAATTATGATCATGCTGATTCTCGCGCCTCTGGTGGGCGTGCTGGGGGCGCTTTTGCTGGCGTATGGTGCCTGGCTGATTTATCCCCCGGCGGGGTTTGTTGTTGCCGGGGCGTTGTGCCTGTTCTGGTCGTGGCTGGTGGCGCGATATCTCGACCGTACACAGTCGTCTGTCGGCGGAGGTAAATAGTGTTCTTTTCGGGATTATTTCAACGAAAAAGTGACGCACCGGTGACCACGCCAGCAGAGCTGGCGGATGCTATCGGGTTGTCCTATGACACCTATACCGGAAAGCAGATCAGCAGCCAGCGGGCCATGCGACTGACGGCGGTTTTTTCCTGCGTCAGGGTGCTGGCAGAGTCGGTCGGGATGTTGCCCTGCAATCTGTATCACCTGAACGGCAGCCTGAAACAGAGAGCCACCGGCGAGCGTCTGCATAAGCTGATCTCCACGCATCCCAATGGCTATATGACGCCGCAGGAGTTCTGGGAGCTGGTGGTCACCTGTCTGTGCCTGCGGGGAAACTTTTACGCCTACAAAGTGAAAGCATTTGGCGAAGTGGCTGAACTGCTGCCCGTCGATCCCGGCTGTGTGGTACCGAAGCTTAACAGTAGCTGGGAGCCGGTCTATCAGGTCACATTCGCGGACGGTTCCACGGATGTACTGAGCCAGGAAGATATCTGGCATGTGCGCACGCTGACGCTGGACGGTCTGGTGGGACTGAATCCCATCGCCTATGCCCGCGAGGCAATATCGCTGGCAGCTGCGACCGAAGAGCACGGGGCCAGACTGTTCAGCAATGGTGCGGTGACGTCCGGTGTGTTGCGTACAGAGCAGACGCTGTCGGATCAGGCTTATGAGCGCCTGAAGAAAGATTTTGAGGAGCGTCACACCGGGCTTGGCAATGCTCACCGCCCGATGATCCTTGAGATGGGGCTGGACTGGAAGTCGATGGCGCTGAACGCCGAGGACAGCCAGTTCCTGGAAACCCGCAAGTTTCAGCTTGAAGAAATCTGTCGTCTGTTCCGGGTGCCATTGCACATGGTGCAGAACACCGATCGCGCCACCTTCAACAATATTGAAGAGCTGGGGCTGGGATTTATCAACTATTCACTGGTGCCGTATCTGACCCGCATCGAACAGCGGATCAACACCGGACTGGTACGAAAAAGTAAGCAGGGCGTTTTTTACGCCAAATTTAACGCGGGAGCGTTACTGCGTGGGGATATGAAGTCCCGTTTTGAAGCCTATGCCACCGGGATCAACTGGGGGATTTACTCTCCCAATGACTGCCGCGACCTGGAAGATATGAATCCGCGTCCCGGTGGTGATGTCTATCTCACACCGATGAACATGACCACGAAACCCTCCGATGGCAGTAAAGCTGGTAAGCAGAAGGATAACGCCAATGCAGACGAAACAACGTCTTGATGTACCGCTGAGTCTTAAATCTGTCAGTGACTCCGGTGAGTTTGAAGGGTATGGCTCCGTCTTTGGTGTAAAGGACAGCCACGATGATGTGGTGATGTCCGGGGCATTTGCTGCTTCCCTGCGGGCGTGGAGTGACAGAAAAGCGTTACCTGCGCTGCTCTGGCAGCACCGCATGGATGAGCCCATCGGTGTTTACACCGAAATGAAGGAAGACGATGTCGGGCTGTACGTTAAGGGGCGATTGCTCATTGATGATGATCCCCTGGCAAAACGCGCACATGCACACATGAAGGCCGGTTCGTTAACCGGCCTTTCTATTGGGTACGTACTGAAGGACTGGGAATACGACCGGAGCAAAGAAGCCTTTCTGCTGAAAGAAATCGACCTCTGGGAAGTCAGTCTGGTGACGTTCCCGTCAAACGATGAGGCACGGATCAGCGACGTCAAGAACGCGCTGGCCCGCGGGGAAATCCCCGAACAGAAAAAAATCGAAAGAGTCCTGCGTGATGTCGGACTCTCCCGTACCCAGGCCAAAGCATTCATGGCCGGGGGCTATGGCGCACTGTCCCTGCGCGACGCTGAGGATGTGGGCTCTGCACTGAATGTACTGAAAAATCTGAACTTCTAATCAGGAGAAATACGATGGCGGTTGATATTAAAGATGTGGAACAGGTCGCGCAGGAACTTCAACAGAAGTTTGACGACTTCAAAGCAAAGAACGACAAGCGCGTTGAGGTGATTGAGCAGGAAAAGGGCAAGCTTGCCGGGCAGGTGGAAACCCTGAACGGGAAACTCAGCGAGCTGGAAAATCTCAAAAGCGACCTTGAAAAAGAGCTGCTTGAGCTGAAACGTCCGGCAGGTGGAGCGCAAAACAAGGTGGCTGCAGAACATAAAGACGCTTTCGTCGGCTTTCTGCGTAAAGGCCGCGAAGACGGTCTGCGCGATCTGGAGCGTAAGGCGTTGCAGGTGGGCACTGATGAAGATGGTGGTTATGCCGTGCCGGAAGAGCTGGATCGCAGCATTCTCAGCCTGCTGAAAGATGAGGTGGTGATGCGCCAGGAGGCCACGGTGATCACCGTGGGCGGTTCCGACTACAAAAAACTGGTGAATCTGGGCGGCACGGCTTCCGGATGGGTGGGCGAGACTGACGCGCGCTCCCAGACTGCCACCTCAAAACTGGGACTGATTGAACCTTTCATGGGGGAAATCTACGGTAACCCGCAGGCCACCCAGAAAATGCTGGATGATGCCTTCTTCAACGTGGAGGCCTGGATCAACAGCGAGCTGGCGACCGAATTTGCCGAACAGGAAGAAATTGCCTTTACCACCGGCGATGGCACCAAGAAGCCAAAAGGGTTCCTGGCGTATGAATCCACCGATGAAACCGATAAGGTTCGTGCGTTCGGTAAACTTCAGCATATTGTATCCGGTGAAGCGACGACGGTGACCGCAGACGCCATTATCAAACTGATTTACACGCTGCGTAAGGCACACCGCACTGGCGCGAAGTTCATGATGAACAACAACAGCCTGTTTGCCATCCGTCTGCTTAAAGACAGCGAGGGTAACTATCTGTGGCGTCCGGGGCTGGAACTGGGGCAGCCGTCCTCTCTGGCGGGTTACGGTATTGCTGAAAACGAACAGATGCCGGATATCGCCGCTGATGCGAAAGCCATTGCATTTGGTAACTTCAAACGTGGTTACACCATCGTTGACCGTATCGGCACCCGCATTCTGCGTGACCCGTACACCAATAAACCGTTTGTCGGTTTTTATACCACCAAGCGCACCGGCGGGATGCTGGTCGATTCGCAGGCCATCAAACTGCTGAAGATTGCAGCGGCGTAATCATTCATGGGCGCGGAACCGCGCCCCTGTTCTGACGGGTGAAGAATCATGATCCTGAAACAAGATCTGAAATGGTCACCGGACGGTATGCGTGTTGAGGTCATTCGGGCCGGTGAGTATGACGACGGGGCGCTTCCTGCCCGGGTGCAGGAGATTGCACTTCAGGCCGGGTTAGCAGAGCGCGGAACCAGTGCAAAAAGCAGTAAAGCGGCAAAAGAGAAAAAAGCCACGACCAGTAAAGAGGGCTGAGTATGCTTCTGACAATGGAAGAGATTAAAGCCCAACTCCGGCTGGATGAGGATTTCGATGCTGATGACCGCCATCTGCAACTGCTGGCCTGTGCGGCACAAAAGCGGACGGAAACGTATCTGAACCGGAAGCTCTATGCACCGGATGAAACCATTCCGGACAGCGATCCGGACGGGCTGCACCTGCCGGATGATATTCGTCTGGGGATGCTGATGCTTATCAGCCATTTTTACGAAAACCGCTCGTCGGTTACGGAAGTGGAGAAACTCGACATGCCGCAGAGTTTTGGCTGGCTTGTCGGCCCGTACAGGTACTTTCCGCAATGAAAATTCGTCAGGCGCAGACCAGCGCCACATACCTTTTGCCCGACCCAGGCGAACTTGACCAGCGCATTGTTATCCGGCGGCGTGTCGATGTTCCGGCTGATGACTTTGGCGTAACGCCGACGTACCCGGAGCAGATCCGGACGTGGGCCAAAAAAGCACAACCCGGCGCGGCAGCTTATCAGGGGTCTGTGCAGGTTGAAAATAAGGTGACGCATTATTTCACCATCCGTTTTCGCCGCGGCATTACCGCCGATCATGAAGTGGTTCACGATGATATTTCTTATCGGGTCAAACGCGTCCGGGATCTGAACAGTAAACGCCGTTTCCTGTTGCTCGAGTGCGAAGAGCTGGGTACCGATAACGGGAGTGACTATGCCGCAGAAAGCATTTTTACACGTTGATTTCGAACAGCCTGAAGAACTGGTGTTTAACCGGGCGAGGATGCGACGGGCGTTCGTCAAACTCGGTCAGGTTCACATGCGCGATGCACGGCGACTGGTCATGAAACGTGGTCGCTCAAAGCCTGGTGAAAACCCATCGTACCGGACCGGCCAGTTGGCGCGGTCTATCGGCTATTACGTGCCCCGTGCTTCAAAAAAACGTCCCGGGCTCATGGTGAAGATTGCACCAAACCAGAAGAATGGGGAGGGCAACCGGCATATCAACGGTGCCTTTTACCCTGCATTCCTGTTTTACGGTGTTCGCCGTGGGGCGAAGCGTAAGAAAGGGCACCATCGCGGCGCATCGGGTGGCAGCGGCTGGAGGGTGGCACCGCGTAACAACTACATGACGGAAGTGCTGGATAAACGCCGCAGCTGGACACGTTACGTGCTCTCCCGCGAGCTGCGTAAATCCCTCCGACCTCAACGCAGGAAGAAAAAATGAAACTAACCCCGATTATTGCGGCGCTTCGCGCCCGATGTCCGTTGTTTGAAAACCGTGTTAGCGGTGCCGCGCAGTTTAAAGCGATACCCGAAACCGGAAAGCTCAGGCTGCCAGCAGCGTATGTCGTTCCATCTGAAGATGTCACCGGCGAGCAGAAGTCGCAGACGGACTACTGGCAGGATCTGACGGAGGGTTTTTCCGTCATCGTTGTGCTCAGCAACGAACGGGATGAAAAAGGGCAGTGGGCATCCTATGACGCCGTTCATGACGTCAGGCAGCTTATCTGGAAAGCGCTGCTGGGCTGGGAGCCGGATCCGCAGGCGCATGCAATTCAGTACGCAGGTGGCATGTTGCTGGATCTGAACCGCCACGAACTCTATTACCAGTTCGACTTCACGGCGAAGTATGAAATCACCGAAGAGGACTCCCGCCAGCAGGAAGACCTGGACGTATTACCCGACCTTAAAACGCTCAGTATTGATGTTGATTATCTCGATCCCGGTAACGGGCCTGACGGCGATATCGAACATCACACCGAAATAACCCTTCCTTCCTGAGGATCATCATGTTTGTGAAACCTGTTAAAGGGCGGTCAGTGCCTGACCCTGCCCGCGGTGACCTTTTGCCCGCCGAAGGGCGAAATGTTGACGAGAACAACTACTGGCTGCGCCGTGAAGCAGCGGGTGATATCCGGCGCGTGAATAAAAAGGTGAACACCGATGACGATAAGCTTTAACACCATTCCGTCGAATACGCTGGTTCCGCTGTTTTATGCGGAAATGGATAACCAGGCGGCGAATACTGCACAGGACAGCGGAGCATCGCTGCTGATTGGTCATGCCAATAACGGTGCAGAGATTGTTGCCAACAGTCTGGTACTGATGCCGTCGGCAGACTATGCACGCCAGATTTGTGGTGCGGGAAGTCAGCTGGCGCGTATGGTCGAGGTTTATCGCCAGACCGACCCGTTTGGTGAGCTGTATGTGATTGCCGTTCCTGAATCCACGGGCGCGGCGGCAACAGTTACGCTGACGGTGACCGGGGCGGCAACCGAAACCGGCACGGTGAATGTGTATGTGGGACGTACCCGCGTGCAGGCACCGGTGACTAACGGCGATAACGTCACGACGATTGCCAGCAGTATCCAGGATGCCATCAATGCCGTTCCGGCCCTGCCGTTTACGGCCTCATCTTCGGCTGGCGTGGTCACACTGACCGCGCGTCATAAGGGGCTTTGCGGGAATGAAATTCCTGTCAGCCTCAATTACTACGGCTTTGGTGGGGGCGAAGTGCTGCCTGCGGGCGTACAGATTGCCGTGGCGACGGGGACCGCCGGAACGGGCTCTCCTGTTCTCACCGGCGCGGTGGCTGCAATGGCGGATGAGCCGTTTGATTATATCGGCCTGCCGTTCAACGACACGGCCTCCGTTAACACGCTGGTGACCGAGATGAACGATACCAGCGGTCGCTGGAGCTATGCGCGTCAGCTGTATGGTCATGTGTATACGGCAAAGATCGGCACGCTGTCAGAACTGGTGACCGCAGGTGACCAGTTTAACCAGCAGCACATTACCCTGGCGGGGTACGAAAAAGAGACCCAGACGCCTGCCGACGAGCTGGCGGCAAGCCGTACCGCCCGCGCAGCGGTGTTTATCCGCAACGATCCGGCACGTCCCACGCAGACCGGTGAGCTGGTGGGTATGCTGCCTGCGCCGAAGGGGAAACGGTTCACGATGACCGAGCAGCAGACCCTGTTGTCTCATGGCGTGGCAACGGCGTATGTCGAAAGCGGGGTGCTGCGCATTCAGCGTGATGTCACCACGTACAGGAAAAATGCTTACGGGGTTGCGGATAACAGCTACCTCGACAGCGAGACGCTGCATACCAGTGCGTATGTACTGCGCAAACTGAAATCCGTCATTACCAGTAAGTACGGGCGTCACAAGCTTGCCAGCGACGGTACCCGCTTTGGTCCCGGCCAGGCGATTGTCACCCCGGCGGTAATCAAAGGGGAACTGCTGGCAACCTACCGTCAGCTTGAGCGTGCGGGGATCGTGGAAAACTACGAACTGTTTAAGCAGTACCTGGTTGTGGAGCGTGATGCCAGCGATCCGAACCGCCTGAACACGCTGTTCCCGCCTGACTATGTTAACCAGTTGCGTGTTTTTGCCGTGGTTAACCAGTTCCGTCTTCAGTATTCAGAGGAGTCTGCATAATGGCCCGTATCGGGGGAACCTGTTATTTCAAAATTGACGGTCAGCAGCTATCGCTGACCGGCGGCATTGAGGTGCCCATGAACAGGACGGTCAATGATGACATCATCGGCCTGGACGGTTCAGTGGACCGCAAGGAAACTCACCGTGCGCCTTATGTCAAAGGGACCTTCAAGGTGCCGAAGAATTTTCCGGTGAGCAAAATCACCTCGTCTGATGAGATGACCATCACTGCCGAGCTGGCGAACGGTCAGGTCTATGTACTGTCGTCTGCCTGGCTGCACGGAGAAGCGAACCATAATGCCGAAGAAGGCACGGTTGATCTTGAGTTCCACGGTGAAGAAGGGGATTACCAGTAATGAAAGAGCTTGAGTTAAAGAAACCGATTATCGCTCAGGGTGAGACACTCTCCGTACTGGAGTTTGATGAACCCACCGGGAAGGATGTCCGCGAGCTGGGGTATCCCTACCAGATGAATCAGGATGAGTCCGTCAGACTTCTGGCTCATGTGGTGTCGAAATACATTGTGCGGCTGGCGAAAGTGCCGCAAAGCTCTGTCGACCAGATGTCTCCGGCAGACCTGAATGCAGCGGCGTGGCTTGTGGCTGGTTTTTTCCTCCAGGCCTGACGGCTGAATACCTCACTGATCGCTTCTTTGACTGCGCCAGCTACTGGCGCATTAATCCCTTCGAATTGCTGAATATGCCGATCAGTGAAATTCCCTTGCTGGTCAGTCAGGCAAACAGGATAGAGCAGGAGAAACGCACACATGGCTGAATTTGAGCTTAAGGCGTTGATCACCGGTGTCGACAGGCTTTCTCCCGCGCTGTCGAAAATGCAAAAGAAAATCCGGGGATTTAAACGCCAGGCGGAAGAAGCGTCACAGGGTGGGCTGGCGCTTGGTGGCGGACTGGCAGCGGGTCTGACGCTTTCCCTGAAATCTTATGCTGATCAGGAAAACGCCGCCACCGGGCTGAAAGTCGCCATGATGGATGCGAACGGCGAGGTTGGAAAGCGCTTTCAGGACATCAATAAACTGGCTATTGGCCTGGGTAACCAGCTACCCGGTACAACGGCTGATTTCCAGAACATGATGCAGATGCTGGTGCGTCAGGGGATCCCGGCAGAAAACATTCTTGGTGGTGTGGGTAAAGCGACAGCTTATCTTGCGGTACAACTGAAAAAAACACCGGAAGCGGCTGCTGAGTTTGCTGCAAAGATGCAGGATGCTACCGGAACGGCGTCAGAAGACATGATGGGGCTGTTCGACACTATCCAGAAGGCGTTTTATCTGGGCGTTGACGATACCAACATGTTGTCCTTCTTCACTAAAACCAGTTCTGTTCTGAAGATGGTGAATAAGGACGGACTTCAGGCTGCACAGAGCCTTGCCCCTATCAGCGTCATGATGGATCAGATGGGGATGAACGGGGAGTCGGCAGGTAATGCCCTGCGAAAAGTTATCCAGTCCGGATTAAGCGTTAAGAAAATCAGGGACGTCAATAAAGTCATGGCCCGCCAGAAACTCGGGGTACAGCTCGATTTTACTGACGGCAAAGGGAGTTTTGGCGGTCTTGATAACATGTTTAAGCAACTGGCAAAGCTGCGAAAACTGACCGACGTTAAGCGAACAGGTGTACTTAAGGCAATATTTGGTGATGATGCCGAAACCCTTCAGGTGGTCAATGCTCTGATCGATAAAGGAAAGGATGGTTACGATCAGATCCAGCAGAAGATGAATAAACAGGCCAGCCTGAATAAACGTGTTCAGGCACAGCTTGGTACGCTGTCCAACCTGTGGGAGGCAATGACGGGGACCGCAACTAACGGTCTTGCAGCTATTGGCGGCGCATTTTCTGGTGACGCTAAAAATATCACGCAATGGCTGGGGGAGTTGGGGGAAAAATTCACGAAGTTTGCGGATGAAAATCCCCGGGTTATTCGCGGCGTCGTCGGGCTTGCTGCCGGTCTTGCGATTCTGAAACTGGGATTGATGGGCGTTGGCGGTGCCATCAGTATTGTCAGCAGGATCATGTCGATGACGCCGATTGGCATGATTGCGACGGCGATAGCCCTGGCTGCGGGATTAATTATCACTAACTGGGATGTTGTCGGACCTTATTTTAAGAAACTCTGGGAAACCATTGGTCCTTATTTTGAGGCTGGCTGGGAACTCCTTAAGAAAGTTTTTGCCTGGTCGCCGCTGGGGATGGTGATCAATAACTGGGGGCCGGTTGTTAAGTGGTTTCAGGATATGTGGGACAAGCTGAAGCCAATTATTGAGTGGTTTACCGACAGTTCCGGTGACACGGTCGATGCCATTAACTCTGCGCAGTGGGGCGCGGGTGCTTATGATGCTTATGGGACGGGAATACCGGCGCGGGGATACACACCTTATCCGGCGGTAGATCTGGCTCAGTCAAACAACGCCTCCGATGCCACAGGCCCGAATCCCTTCATGATTAACAAAGCTTCTGCGCCAAAAGTTGATGGTGAGATCAAGGTCTCTTTTGTGAATTCGCCTCCGGGTATGCGGGTTATGGAAACGCGATCCAGCGGTTTTGATGTCAGCCATGATGTTGGCTATACGCGCTTTGGCAGGTAATGAAAAATTAATCTGTTAATGAGTCCCACTCCGGTGGGATTTTTTATGTACGGAGTTTATATGACGTGGAAAGACAGACTTCAGGACGCGTCATTTCGCGGCGTGCCGTTTAAGGTTGAAGAAGAAAGTGCGGGAACCGGCCGTCGTGTGGAAACGCACGAATACCCGAACCGCGACAAACCCTATACCGAAGACCTGGGGAAAATCACTTTCCACCCGTCCATCACGGCTTATGTGGTGGGAGATGACTGCTTTGACCAGCGCGATCGCCTGATTGACGCGCTGAATAAACCCGGTCCCGGCACGCTTGTCCATCCGACATATGGTGAGCTGAAAGTCTGTGTTGACGGGGAAGTTCGGGTCAGCACATCGAAAAGTGAAGGGCGTATTGTCCGCTTTGACCTGAAGTTTGTCGAAGCGGGAGAACTCTCTTACCCCACTTCAGGTGCGGCGACGGCGCAGACGCTTATGTCATCCTGTTCTGCACTGGATGACTGCATCAGTGACAGCTTCAGAGGTTTCAGTATCGATGGCGTGGCAGATTTTGTGCAGAACGACGTCGTCGGTAATGCCAGCATAATGCTGGGGTATGTTTCTGATGCGATGAAAGTGGTGGATTCTGCCGTATCGGATGCCGCCAGGCTGTTGCAGGGGGATATCTCGGTACTTCTGCCGCCGCCATCGTCAGGCAAAAATTTCGTTGAGCAGGTGCAGAAAATGTGGCGTACCGGGAAACGCCTTTATGGTAACGCCAGCGACCTGGTCACCATGATCAAAACGCTTTCCGGTGTCAGCCTCGGCAGCGATCTGCAACCGCGCGGCGTCTGGAAAACGGACAGTAAAACCACCGCCACGGCGACGCAGCAGCGTAACGTGGCTGCCAGCACCCTTCGTACGACCGCAATCAGCGAAGCGGCGTATGCCGTCACCCGATTGCCTGCGCCAACAACTTCCGCGGTGATGCAGAATGCCGCAGTGGGACAGGCAACAACAGCTGCGCAGAGCACCGGCTGGCCTTCCGTCACGCATCCGGCACTGAACAATGCACCGGCGGTGAAAAACACGGTTGATCTGCCGACGTGGGAAGAACTGACTGACATTCGCGACACACTGAATACGGCAATTGATAAGGAGTTGTCCCGTACAACCAGTGATGCGCTGTTTCTGGCGCTGCGCCGGGTGAAAGCAGATCTGAATGCGGATATCAACACGCGCCTTGAACAGTTTGCACGGATCATTCAGCGCACACCGGATGAGGTTTTACCCGCGCTGGTGCTGGCGGCGACCTGGTTTGATAACGCGGCGCGTGACGCGGACATTATCCGGCGTAATGCCATTACGCATCCCGGCTTTGTGCCGGTGATCCCTCTGAAGGTGCCAGTGCAATGAACGATAACGTCACGCTACGGGTAAATGGCCGGGAGTGGAATGGCTGGACATCGGTGCGCATCGGTGCCGGTATTGAACGGCTGGCGCGGGATTTCAGTGTGGAGATCACCCGCCAGTGGCCGGGAGATAAGGGTATCACCACGCTTCAGCCGCGCATTAAAAACGGTTCAAAAGTGGAAGTGCTGATTGGTGATGAGCTGGTGATCACCGGCTGGGTGGAGGCGACGCCCGTTCGTTACGATGCCCGTTCGGTCAGCACCGGTATTGCCGGACGCAGTCTGACCGCTGACCTGATTGACTGTGCAGCCGAACCGACACAGTTTAACGGACGATCGCTGGTACAGATTGCGCAGGCGCTTGCTGCGCCTTTCGGCATTGAGGTGGTGAACAGCGGTGCGCCGTCGGGTGTTATTCCTGATGTCCAGCCTGATCACGGTGAAACGGTGATCGAGGTGATCAACAAAATACTCGGTCAGCAGCAGGCACTGGCTTACGACGATCCGCACGGCAGGCTGGTGATTGGCGGTATTGGCTCAACGCGGGCACATACCGCGCTGGTACTCGGGGAAAACATCCTTTCCTGCGATACGGAGAAGAGTATCCGGGAGCGGTTTTCTGTTTACCAGGTGGCGGGGCAGCGTGCCGGAAACGACGATGATTTCGGTGAGGCCACCACCACCGCGCTGCGGGCCCGCACAGAGGACGCATTTATTGCCCGTTACCGTCCGATGTATATCAGGCAGACAGGGCAGGCTACGGGGGCAGGCTGTATTGCGCGTGCTGACTTTGAAGCCCGACAACGGGCGGCGCGGACGGATGAAACCACCTATGTGGTGCAGGGCTGGCGACAGGGTAACGGTACGCTGTGGCAGCCCAACCAGCGGGTGATTGTCTTCGATCCGGTCTGTGGTTTCGACAATACCGAACTGCTTGTCTCGGAAGTCACGTTTACTCAGGACCAGAACGGCACCCTGACGGAAATCCATGTCGGCCCGCCTGATGCTTATCTGCCTGAACCCGAAGCCCCCGGCGCGCGGAAAAAGAAAAAAGCCAGAGTACAGGAGGACCCGTTCTGATGAGTACGATTGAAGCCATGCAGCGACAACTCCTCGGCCTGATTGGGCGGGCAGTGGTGAAAAGCATCAGTGCCGCCACGAAATGTCAGACCGTGGATGTGTCCCTGATTGCCGGTGAACCCAAAGCCGGGGTTGAACATCTTGAACCCTACGGTTTTACCGCAAGGGCAAACAGCGGTGCGGAAGCGGTGGTGTTGTTTCCGGATGGCGACCGTTCTCATGCGGTGGTTGTTACGGTGTCGGACCGGCGCTACCGCCTGAAAGGGCTGCAGACGGGTGAGGTGGCTGTCTATGACGATCAGGGGCAGTCCGTGACGCTGACCCGGGAGGGGATCGTGGTGGACGGTGCAGGTAAAACGATCACGTTTCGCAATGCACCTGAAGCACGTTTTGAAATGGACCTTGAAGTGACCGGACAGGTGAAAGACCTGTGCGACTCCGGCGGCACCACCATGTCAGCGATGCGGCTTGCCTATAACGGGCATCGTCACAGAGAGAACGGTCAGGGCAGTAACACCGACAAACCTGATAAAGCGATGGAGGCATGATGGAACTGTGGCTGACGGTGAACGGTAAACGCACCTGCGCCAGCGCACCGCTGGATCCGCTGACCCGCGCCGTGGTGATTTCCCTGTTCACCTGGCGGCGGGCGGAGCCTGATGACAATGCCGACGTCCCGATGGGATGGTGGGGGGATACCTGGCCTGCGGTACAGAATGACCGTTACGGCTCCCGACTGTGGCTGCTTCAGCGCAGCAAACTGACCAATCAACTGGTGCAGACGGTAAAGGGGTATATCCGCGAATGCCTGCAATGGATGACTGATGACGGCGTGGTGTCCCGTATTGATCTGGATATCCGCCGCACCGGGATTAATGAACTGAGTAACAGTATCACTCTCTGGCGTCGTGACGGACCGGTAATGATTTCTTTTGATGATCTGTGGAGTGCGATAACGCATGGCGGACAGTGAATTTCAGCGCCCGACGCTGGCAGAAAATATCAGTATGCTCCGTAACGATTTATTCGCCAGGCTGGACGTCAGCGACACGCTCCGGCGCATGGATGAAGACGTGCGGGCAAAGGTGTATGCGGCGGCGCTGCATACGGTCTACGGTTACATCGATTATCTGGCAATGAATATGCTGCCTGACATGTGCGATGAGTCCTGGCTGGCGCGACATGCTGCGATGAAACGGTGTCCGCGCAAGGGAGCCACGGTTGCCAGCGGGTATATGCGCTGGGAAGGTGTCAGCGATGGCCTGAAGGTGACTGCCGGGAGTGTTATTCAGCGCGATGACCTGGTGCAGTACACGACAACTGACGATGCAATCAGCTCCGGTGGTGTCCTGCGCGTGCCGATCGCCTGCTCAAGTGCAGGTGCGGTCGGTAACGCTGACGACGGTACGGCATTAATCCTGGTCACGCCGGTGAATGGTCTGCCGTCTTCCGGTGTGGCTGACACCCTGACAGGCGGATTTGATACTGAAGAGCTGGAAACGTGGCGCGCCCGCGTCATTGAGCGGTATTACTGGACGCCGCAGGGCGGGGCTGACGGGGACTATGTCGTCTGGGCTAAAGAAGTGCCCGGCATTACCCGCGCATGGACATACCGACACTGGATGGGAACGGGGACTGTCGGTGTGATGATTGCCAGCAGTGACCTGATTAATCCCATTCCGGAAGAATCAACGGAAACGGCGGCAAGACAACATATCGGGCCACTGGCCCCGGTGGCAGGCTCTGATTTGTATGTGTTCAGGCCGGTGGCACATGCGGTGGATTTTCATATCCGCGTGACGCCGGACACACCCGAAATACGGGCTGCCATCACCGCGGAGTTGCGTTCGTTCCTGCTGCGTGATGGTTATCCGCAGGGAGAACTGAAGGTGTCACGTATCAGTGAAGCGATTTCCGGTGCGAACGGGGAATACAGCCATCAGTTGCTTGCACCGGCGGACAATATCACCATTGCGAAAAATGAACTGGCGGTTCTGGGGACGATTTCATGGACGTGACAAACGATGATTACATCCGTCTGTTGTCAGCACTGTTGCCGCCCGGTCCGGCGTGGTCAGCCAGCGATCCGGCGATTGCCGGTGCGGCACCGTCATTAACCCGCGTTCATCAGCGTGCGGATGCCCTGATGCGGGAGCTGGATCCGCGCACCACCACCGAACTGATAAATCGCTGGGAGCGTCTGTGCGGCCTGCCGGATGAATGTATTCCCGCAGGGACACAGACCCTTCGCCAGCGTCAGCAACGACTGGATGCGAAGGTTAACCTGGCGGGCGGCATCAATGAGGATTTTTATCTTGCACAGCTTGCTGCCCTGGGCAGACCGGATGCCAACATCACGCGATACGACAAAAGCACGTTCACCTGCTCATCGGCCTGTACTGACGCGGTGAATGCGCCTGAATGGCGGTATTACTGGCAGGTCAACATGCCAGCCGCCACCAACACCACCTGGATGACATGTGGCGATCCCTGTGATTCCGCGCTGCGTATCTGGGGGGACACCGTTGTCGAGTGCGTGCTTAACAAACTCTGCCCGTCGCATACCTACGTAATTTTTAAATATCCGGAGTAATTCATGCATCGTATAGACACGAAAACCGCGCAGAAGGATAAGTTCGGCGCGGGTAAGAACGGTTTTACCCGTGGTAACCCCCAGACCGGCACGCCTGCCACCGATCTGGATGATGACTACTTTGACATGTTGCAGGAAGAACTCTGCAGCGTAGTGGAGGCATCCGGTGCCAGCCTGGAGAAGGGGCGGCATGACCAGCTGCTTACCGCGCTTCGTGCGCTGCTGTTAAGCCGCAAGAATCCGTTTGGTGATATCAAATCGGATGGCACGGTGAAAACGGCTCTCGAAAACCTTGGTTTATCAGACGTTTTACATAAGGGAAATTTTGGTGTCGGGAATAGGCTGCAAGGTAGTGCAACCGGGAATAGCCATGTCGGTGGATTCATGTATGAACCATATCAGGCGAACAATCTTTACCCACTAAGTGTGGCTTTAATGCAGGCAGCAGGCCCGACATCGACAGAATGGGCGCAGCTGGCTGTTTCATATGGTGGGGCATTCAGAGCTTTCCTTGGGCGACAGACTTATAATGGAAATCCTGAAATCAGTGAGTTGTACCATGACCAGCGTAAGCCGTCTGCGTCGGATGTTGGTGCCCAACCTCTGAATGCAACTCTCACCACTCTTAGTGGAAAAGATGCGGCAGGATTAAGGAGCGTCCTAGGGCTTGGAACAACAGCCACAAGAAACGTAGGTACGGGAGCGTCACAAATACCTGATATGAGTTCGTTTTTAAGCGGATCTACAGCATCAGCTTTTTGGTACAAACTTCCTGGTGGCATGGTTATGATGAGCGGTAACGCATCTGGAATCACTTCTGGAATCGCCGGTAATGGTGTCTACTTTCCAATACCATTCCCAAATTCCTGCTCAAGCGTTGTCGTGACATTAGTCAGCAACGGGTTATATGCCAACACAGTCTCGTTTAATACATATATTCCTGGAACTGACCGTTTTAACGTTTATACGAATACAAGCGGCACGTACACTATTTATTACCTGGCGTTTGGGAGTTGATATGAACAATTACGTATGGTCAGCATTACATGTTTCATTTTTCCCTAAGGCGATGTTGCAAGATTATGAATCTGCCGGGTGGAATTTGTCTGATGCTGTAGATGTTGGTGACAGTCTTTTTCACACATACAGAGCAATGCCACCAGATGGGAAGATGCTTGGAGTTGTTGATGGCATGCCAGCATGGATTGATATTCCATCGCCAACTCATGAGGAACAAATTGCCGCAGCCGAACTGGAAAAGCAGCAATTGATTAATCAGGTCAACGAATACATAAACAGTAAGCAATGGCCTGGTAAAGCGGCGATTGGTCGCCTGAAAGGTGAGGAACTGGCGCAATATAATTTGTGGCTGGATTATCTGGACGCACTGGAACTGGTCGATACTTCCGGTGCTCCAGATATTGAATGGCCTACGCCTCCGGCAGTTCAGGCCAGATGACATCCGGCGCGGTGCTGGTATCTGTTGCCGTCACCGCGTCAATGTAATCCAGCACAGCGTTAAGCTGGGTTGTTTCTGCCTGCGTCAGCTTCCGCCCGGCCTGTAATTTCAGTTGAATCAGACTAATGGAAGCCATTGCAGCATCAATCAGTGACTGACGCTGTGCTTCTGCCGCTTCGACTGCTGCGCTATGCTGTGCCTCAGTATCTGTTACCCATTTCTCACCATCCCATTTATCGTATGGCGTTAATGGAGCGATAGTGGTCGTGTTTTCAGGGTAATCACCCGGAGCTGTGATTTCTTTTGATTCTCCTGTTTCGGTGCTATAGACGATTTCACCGCGATGGTCTGGCACATATTCCCATGAATTTAAATCTACAGAGCGACAGATTGCATAACCAGCTTTATATGAGCCAGGAGCATCTAAACAGGAACATGCCGGGATACCGACACCCACAGCAAGATATTCAGTTGATGTGGAAATATATTCTCGAGTCTCACCATCATAATTGTAAACGGTAATGTCTCCCGCCTTTGTGGTGATGAGTTCGCTATTTAATACAGCTTTATTCATCATGCGGCCCTCACAATATAATTAAAGGCGATGTTACGTGGACGATTTTCATTTGCTGTTGGAACAACATTTGCCGCCGAGAAGTGAACATCTTGTCGGATTTTTCGGTCATTAGCGTATGTCATAGCTACGTTGATGTTATTCCGGACTGAGGTACCTCCGTAAAAAGCACCACTAACACTTTGAACATCAACAATTGCATTTATTTCGCTGTTTACGCGCAACTGACCAAAACCGCCAGTAATGTTTCGAATAGCATCTCCTTGCGCTGAAAGCAGAGTTCGCCCACTATCCACACCACGTTCATCATCCCAGCCACGAATAAACTCACCACGTAAATCAGGCAATTTATTTGTCGGATAAGCCTTTGCCAGTTCCGGGTATTCTTCAGCAGAAAAAGCTGCACCGTTGCATTTCAGCCAGCCTGTCGGCGGTGTGGCTGAAGGCCACGGAACAGGCACCCCAACAGGTAATGCCGAACCTTCTTCTAAACCGAGGTTTATGAAAATGCAGAAAACGGTCGTAAATGGCATGATCCCAGCCTTTTGCGAGGGGGCCTGTTGTGCAAATTGGCTATGTACGGGTGTCAACAAATGACCAGAACACCGATTTACAGCGAAACGCGCTGAATTGCGCAGGATGTGAACTGATTTTTGAAGACAAAATAAGCGGGACCAAAGCAGAAAGACCAGGGTTAAAAAAGTTACTCAGGACGTTATCAGAAGGGGACACGCTGGTTGTATGGAAGCTCGATCGTCTGGGTCGCAGTATGCGTCATCTGGTCGTTCTGGTAGAAGAATTGCGCGAACGCGGCGTTAATTTTCGCAGCCTGACCGACAGCATAGACACGTCGACGCCAATGGGGCGATTCTTCTTTCATGTCATGGGCGCACTCGCTGAAATGGAGAGGGAACTGATTGTGGAAAGAACTCGCGCCGGACTGGAGGCGGCAAGGGCGAGGGGTCGTATTGGTGGCCGACGGCCGAAACTAACATCGGAACAGTGGGCGCAGGCCGGACGTCTGATTCGGGTAGGAGTACCGCGACAGCAGGTAGCGATTATTTATGATGTGGGGCTGTCGACACTGTACAGAAAGTTTCCTGCTACCAATTAATATCATTTTACCTTCTGTTTTGTTCTCTTTCTGGAAGTAAAACTAAAACGGGTACCAATACGGGTACCTGTATATTTATTTTAAATAAATAATAATAAATACAGATGATTACATATTTAGTTTTGCTCCTATTATCGGCACCATGGACTGCCATCTCAATCAAGTAGTTACAAACTTTTCTTTCATAACAATCTTCTCATTTTCTTTCTCGCGTACTTGTTTTGCATGGTATAGATGTCTATGAGGACGTCAGTCCGGAAAGCATTCGTTCTGCATGGTATGCCTTTCGTTATTCTCAGGGGCTGCTAAGCCTGTGACAACGGGCATCGAAAATAATTTTCGCGGTTATATGATGCGTAATAATAATACGTTCTACACATTAATTGAGTCAGATAATGAAAACGTATGGGATATGTCTGTTGAGGAGAAGGAAACTCAACAGAACAAAGATGCCGTGCAAAAAGAAAAATATCAGCTTAATGCTATTTTTGACAATGGTACATGCTGAATTCTGGCTTGTCTCAGGGATACGACCGTATCCCTGAATATTTCCCATCAAAACTCAGGAATAAAATCACTCTTACTAATATATTTTTCCAGTATGGCGGTATATTGTCGCCAGTTCCCGGAGTCATTGATTACTGCATAATTTATCGATGCTCCCGGCGTTGGCGAGCGTGTTAGCGGCACATCAAGTGCTGTTTTCGGCGCAACCATGATATCGCCGATACTTTTCTTGTCATCCGTCGTTAGTGTTAAACTCATATACCACGAGGTGGGGTTAACTATCCGTATAGTATTTTCTTTAGCAATAAAGCGTAATTTTTTCTCCTCCGCTTCCGTTGGCGCTTTTAATCCGGTCGGGCGAATTAAAATTTTTAGCCGCAAACGAAGCGGTAATACCAGTTTTCGCGGGTGGTTTTTAATGTCATGGGGGAGTGGCGGTATCTGATAAATGTCTAGCCAGAAGAGACTCTCCCGGTCCGTTGCAAGCTGCTGGCGGGAACTCAGGAGCAGGCGAAGCGTTCTCAGTTCTCCTGGCTGCATTTTAAATACCGGCGGCAGCGCCACCAGCGGCGTTTTGCTGTTATCCGGAGAGGCGTCAATGTTTCCGGCGTCGGTCCATACCTGTAACAGCATCGGCGTTGTATTATCATTGGATAATGTCAACGATTGAGCGATATCATCTGAAGCAAAAATAATTCGGGTTCTGTCAATATTAACGGCGGCTTGTGCCGGGCCATACCATCCCGTCAACCCAAGTAGCGTTAATATGACTTTACTGAAAACTAACCACTGCCTGTAATTGCGCAT